CCATAACGTTTTGCATACTTCATGATATTACCCAACGCAAAACCTTCGCCGTGTCCCGAATCAATAATAACATCTGTCGCTTGGTACTTATCTGAAGCGTAGTGTTGGCTATAAGTACTATCAATGTAACCTTGAAGTTCTTGTATAATCTTGCTCTCATTAAATTTATAATTAATCTTTTTCATTTATCCATTCCTTCGGTAATGTTTCTTCACTAAACCATCTGAAGCCATTCAGCTCAGCCCATTCAGCATGTGATCTTTTTGTTTTATCTTTTCTTAGTTTAGCACCCGGCATAGGTGAGTTAGGTTTTTGAAAAACAAACACCAACTCATAGTTGTCAGGCAGTGCGTCTCTAATATGTATGTACTTACTATACTCTGCGTAATCCCAAAACCTACCTTTTGCTTCTATGAGTATGACACTTCCATCAAACTCTTTTACAAAGTCAGCTTCGTAAGTTTTAGGTATGACATACTTAATAGTATCCCAGTGGTGCTTCCAGTCTTTGAGAAAATCTTGATGAAGATTATATTCCCAAACACTGTCATAACCTTTAGGAGCTTTAACATCTCTTGGTCTAACCTTACGTGGTATTCTCTTAGCCATCTATAAACCTCGCAGTTATTTCGTCAACCTTTGGTTCTCTAACTGTAGTGGTTAAATACGTAAGACCTTTAGAGTATTCAAAGACTCGAAGTCCTTGACCTTCGTTAGCATCTTTATGACATTCAAACTTATGAGGACAGTATACACAAAGCATTGGAAGCTTCATGTTACCTGATGTGCCTTCAGGGATAGGTTCGTAACATCTCTCCGGAGGAGTAGTCTCTTTTAACTGAGACTTAACCTTATTTATTTTAGCATCTATATTAGGTTTGTCAAGCTCTTGAGGTTTAAAAAGTGCTAATTCTCCAGTCTCTTTGTTGATAGCTAAGAAACCACCACCAGTTGTACCTTCAGCTTTCTCGTACCCCGCTAGCTGAGACATATATCCAAAGCTATCTTCTTCAGCAAGAGTACCATTCCTAAATTTATTAAATGCATATCCTGATGCTGACTTAATATCTACAACCTCGCCATCAATCTTACAGTCCATGTGACCCATGATACCTTTGATTTTAATTTCTTTTTGTTCATCAGTAACTTCATGACCTGCAAGTTCTGTCAAGAACAACACAACTCTTTCAAGTAAATGACCGTACAAAAACTTAATCATAGTCTCAGGTCTGATAGCATGAGGCTCACGCTTAGAGTTTTGTTCGTACCACAATTGTCTTGTAGGCTTTCCAATGTTAGACATACGCAATGTAAAGTCTTTGTTAGCACGAGGAGTTAGCCAATCCTTTAATGCTTGTTTCATAAAGTCAGCAAACTTATCTAAGTCTTCTTCGCTTACATCAATTGCTTCACCTCTTCCAAGGATAGCTACCTTGTCGTATATATCTTTAACGACTGTATCAAGCTGTTTCTTTTTCATGTTGTTCCTCTTTTATGTTTTCTATTATTTCTATAGCAGTCTTAATTGGAAGTTTAAACCACTCTGAATTAAAATCTTCTGCTTTCTTTTTACAAACTTTATGTGCTTTAGATTCTGCAAGTCTTCTGTTTTTAAAATCTTTTTTAAATTTTAATTTGTAATCTCTGAAAGGACTTGAAGTTTGATAACCGTTACACCTATCTTCAGCATCAATAGATGAACCTATCTTTACCCAGCCCTTCCAAGCTTTATTAACTACAATATATACTTGACCTGCTTTAGTCTTTTTATATTTAGATAATGAACTAAACGCAGCATCTTCAAATGTTTTGTAATTGCCCGGCTTGTATAGTGGATGTGAGAAAGATATGTATTTACCATTAACAAACATACGTTTTGGATTACGTTTAGGGTTAAGTTTTTTATTAGCATATTCTCTAGAACACTCTTTACACCTATACCAACCTTTACCTAGTTGATGGCTTTCGTACCAATTTTCAGTAGTTAATTCTACACCGCAACCACTACACGGTCTATCAGTGAGTTTCATCCCAAGACCTCCCAATCTTAAATTCTCCATCTAAAGGACAACGCATCTTGTAGTACTCACCTGCTTCTTGAATACTTTTCACAGCGAGTTGTCCAACTTTATTTGCTCTACATTCAGATACTTCTATCTGCCATTCATCATGAATGTTAGCAACAAACTTATGAGGCACATTAGTTAGTTGTAATCTTTCAGATAAAATAGATAATGCTTTCTTCATAACAATAGCACCACCACCTTGAAGTAAAGTATTTAAAGCAGCATGTTCACTTCGTACATAGATCTTTCGACCATCTAATCCTTTGAGGAAACCTCGTCTAGCTGCTCGTTGCACTTTATCCTTAAGAGTTCTAAGTGATGGCAGATTATCGAGGAAACGGTTCTTAAGTTCTGAACCTTTTCTTCTAGATCCTCCAACGACTTTACCAAGTTTCTCGTCTCCTGCTCCGTACACAAGTGCATAGATGAATGTCTTTGCTGTATCTCTTGATTTAAGTCCTGCAAGTTTTTGGTTAGTAGTGTGTATGTCTCCATTAACAACTTCATTAGTATACTCCTGATCGTTCATGTAGTGTGCCAACATTCTAAGTTCTAAACCTGAAGCATCAACTCCAAGTAAAACATTACCTTCATCAACAGTCCAACAGGCTCTACATTCTTTACCGAATGGACTGTACACAGCAGGGACTTGAGCCATGTTAGGATGACTGTGAGACATACGTCCAGTGATAGTTCCATTAGGAATAACAGAACCATGTACTCTCCCATCATCTTCCAAGGCATCAAGCCAAGACTGTATTTGAGCTATTCGTTTTTGGTAGAGGAGGAAGTCAGCTATCAGCTTAGCCTCACGAATATGCTCTATCTTTTTCAGTGTTCCTTCATCAACAATAGGTTGACCTGTAGGAGTAAACCTCTCAGGTTTCCAACCAAAGTCTATTAAGTATTCACCGATCTGTTTACGACTTCCAAGATTAAACTCTTGTAGTTTCTTTCTCATGAATGGACTGTAATCCTCACTGACTAGCAGTGTTTCATATTCTTCATCAGTCAATCCACGCTTGGAAAGCACACCATCTTTTCTAATGTATGGTGTTACAAGTTTATCATCCACCCACTTAGGTTGGAATGTTCTCTGTACTTCATCAGTTACCTCATGCATCTTAGTCTTAAGTTCAGCAAGTAACATAGTAGCTTGTTGCTCATTGAACTTGAATCCGTTTGCTTCTTGTTGAGCCATGATCTTAGCAACTGAATGTTCTAGATTAATACATTCGTCACTGAAACCTTGACCTTCATTAAGCAAATGATTATAAACTAACTCATTAAGTCTAACATCATTAGCACAGTATTCCAACATCTGTGGTGTGTACTCGTCAAAGTCAAGAGGTTGTTCTTGCTTTGCAAACTTAACACGATAACCCCAAGTCTTCAAGCTGTGTCCATTCTCACGAATAGGATTGAAGAGTCTTGACATTACCAAAGTATCCTCGATGTCCTTATCGAACAAGTCTACACCATGCAGTCGTTTGATAACCGGCAAGTCAAAACTTAAGATGTTGTGACCAATAAGAACATCAGAGGATTTTAAAAACTCTAAACCTTCTTGAAGTTTGTGAGGTGGAAACTTATGGATTGGTCCACCAACTTCTTTAGCTACAATACAATGTATCTTAGTTGGTTTTAAACCATCAGCTTCAATGTCAAATACTATTTTAGAAGTCTTCATTGTCAAAAGTTTCCTCCTCAGTTACTTCAAACAGTCTACCTGTTTCATTATTATACCGTAAACTACAAGCAAGTCCAGTGTCTCCTGTGTATCTAGACTTCAGGACACGAACCTTTGTAGTGTTGGCTTCTTCAGGATTGGTAGCCTGTTGATTTCTTTCCAGTGCAATCACGCAATCGGAAAGCTGTGCGATACCTTGTGAGCCTTTGAGGTGAGACAGAGAAACTTCAACACCGTTCTCGTGTCCTTTGTCACCGCTGGCTCTACGTAAGTGAGATACAAGTATCATACCTACTCCAGTTTCTTCAACAAGACTACGCAATCTATTCATCAGCATATCAATACCTCGTCTTTCGTCACCTTCAGATAAGACATTGACAAGCATATGTAAGTGATCAACCACTACCCATTTACATTCGCAACCTACAATGATATATCGTAGCTTGGAAAATATTTCTTCGATATCAGTTGCACCCAAGTGAGCATGAATAAACACACGACCTTGTGGTATAACTTTATCAAACAAGTTGACTAGTTGTTCTTCACTGTATTGATTACGTCTTTCAGTAAGATAGATTCTGTCATTAGCTTCAATAGATATGATACCATCAGCAGTTCTCAACCAGTTCTCTTCAAGAGCTATGATACCTACATTGTCTTCAGTGTTTTTGATAAGCCAATGTTCAAGCTCTCGTGTCACAGAAGATTTACCAAGTCCTGTACCACCTGTCAGAGTAACAAGCTCACCTTTCCTAAGACCATACAACTTCTTATTCAGTCCTTCCCAAGGATAGGCTATGCTTTCTTTGACTTCACGATGAAGCCAGTCCTTTCTCTGAGCAGATAGTTCAAGAATACCTGATGGTGTATAAGTCTTGGACTCCCACCATGCAGACATAAACTCCTGAAACTTTTTCTGTCTGAGCATATCATTAGCATCTTTGTAGCCATTAGGGAATGTCATAATCTTAGCCTTACCGGGCTTTAATATTCTCGCAACATTCCTTGCAGCTTCACGACCTGCCTTGTCATTATCAAAACATAATACTACATTTTCAAATGACTCAACAAACTCAATGCTTTCTCTGATATCTTTTACTGCACCTGATGCACCTCGTTTCAAAGAGACACAAGCCCACTTGGACTGCATCAACTCATAACAAGCCATAGCATCACATTCACCTTCAGTAATTGTCAGGTACTTACCACCTGTGTTTCTGAAGAGTTGTTCTCCAAACAATCCAGTGCCTTCATAAGTTCCAGCAAAGGAAAAGTTTTTGTTCTCAACAAACCTAGTCTTAGTTCCAACCACCTCGTTACCATTAAAGAATGGGTAGATGTGTTGAGCTACTTGGTTGTTGGGATTTACTACTC